CGCTCTCCCTCGCTAGCATGTATACGGTACGCCGTAAGCCAGTGCAACCAGAATCGACAGGGGACCGACCCGAAGGCCGGCCCCCCGCCGGGCCCCTTAGATCCGCCCCACCCGCATCGCCTTGATCATCGCCTCGAGGCAGCGCCCGCGGAGCGAGTGGTCCCGCACCTCGCGGGTGGTGCACTTGCCCCAGCTCGCGTCACCCACCCACATCCGCCACACGTCCGGCACCCCGTGGCCAGCGACCGAGCCCTGCAACGTCACGATGCCCCACTTGACGATCATGAAGGTCACGTCGTCGCTCGCGTTGTAGCGGGTGGTCACCTTGATGTTCTGGGCTCGCGTCGTCGTCTTCATGAGAGTAATATACGGCGCGCCGTAACAATACGCAAGGTCTTTTTACGGTCGACCGTCACTTTATCTTTGGTGTCGAATCTGGTTGCACTGGCTTACGGCATGTCGTAAACATGGTAGCGGGGCAGAGCGCGCGCTTCCTACTGGGTCGACCCGGTCCTTGCGCCTCGCCCGCGCCTGCCCTGCGGGGACCTACCAGCCGAACCGCGCGGTGGCTCCGGGCTCCCAGCTGACGCCCTCCCAGGCCAGAGAGTTCACGTAGCGGACCCCCAGGCCCAGGCTCGCCGACACACCCGGCGACGCCTCGTACGTCACGCCCGCCCTCGCTCGCGGGAACAGCCCCCAGTACCGCAGGCACAGGTGCCACGCGTTGCAGACGGGGATGCGGCCGACGTCGAGCGCGAGCTCTCCGCCGGCGCGCCAGCTCCTGCTGAGCCGGTAGTCGCCGCCGACCTCCGGGCCGGCCATGAACCCGAGCCAGTGCAGGGAGCGGAAGTCGAACGCGACGGCGCCGAGCCCAGCGGAGACGCGGGCGCGCTCCGAGGCGAACCACCATCGCCGTCCGGCGAGCGTGGGCGTCCACCCACCCGTCGTGTGCTCGTCGCCGAGCATCACGTACGTCGCGCCGACGTCGACGGACCAGAGGCGCTGCTGCTCGACGGCTGCGGCGGGGCTCGCGAAGAGCAGTGCGACGACGAACGCTGCGGCGGCCCTCACCGATCACCCCCGGGCGGGTTCTCGCCGGGCGCCTGCCCTGGAGGGCCGCCAGGGCTGTCCGGGCAGCCCCACGCATCCGGGTGCTCCGCGAGCGGGCACAGGAGCGGCAAGAGCCCGGCAGGCAGGCCGCCCGGTAGTGGGGGCGGCACGTCGGAGGCGATCATCGCGTCGATGGTGTCGTCGATCGTGACGGCGTCCGGGTCGGTGCACTCCGGCGGCAGCTTCTCCGGCTCGTAGCGGAAGTCCCAGACGAAGCGGCACTCGCCGTTGAAGCCCGTGCGCTTGAACGCCGCGTCGGCTCGCCGCTTCATGACGAGCTGCCACGCCTCGGCGCAGTTCACGTACTGCGCTTCCACCATGCTGGTGCGCAGGCACTTCAGCATGGCCTGGACCGTGAGGGAGTCGCCGAACTGCTGCCATGACCCTTGCGCGCCGCCGTTGAGCACCCGGCACTCGTACTTGCCCACCTGGTCGTTCTCGTCGCGGGTGTTCAGGTACTGGATCGTCTTGGCGTTCATCGTCATCAGCGTCATCGTGTCCGCCTGCGGAGGCGGGAGCGCGGCCAGCCTCTCCCGCAGCCCCGCGCGATCGTCCGGGTCCACCACCGTGCACGCGAACGCACAGCTCGCCGCCATCATCCAGATCATCAGGCTCTTCATCCCGATCGTCTCCATCTCCCGCACACGCGGGCGCCCACCTCCGCACGCAGAGGCAGACGGCCGCGGATGCCGGCGGCGTCAACGCGCGAGCTCGACCAGCTACGGCTCGAGCAGCTCGAGCGTGGGGCCGGCGACGTACGGCTTCATCGCGAGCCCCCTTCGCCGCCCAGGTCGGCCTCGCCCAGGAAGGCGTCCAGCCGGTCCCATCCCGAGCTCAGCGCGGCCAGCGACGTCCGCAGGTCGGCGAGCTCGCGCGGCACCTCGCCCGTGGTGGCGGCACCAACCACCCCATGGTGGAGCGCACCGTTGGTGTCTGGTTTACCGTTGGCCGATCCGGCCACGGTCGGCCGCAGAGACACCGATTCTACGCCATCGGACCGGGCACGACACCAACTGCCACCGTTTTCGTAAACCGTAGGTCTCGAGTTCAAATCTCGAAGGTGGCTCTGGGGATATGCTTCGTTTGGTGTCGCTGGCACCAAGCCTGACACCAAGTTAGGCACCACGAAGTCCAGGTCGATCCTGTTGACCGCATCACGGTCCGTTTCCACCTGAGCCGCCGTGTAGTGCTTGGCCGTGACCGTCGTCGGGCGGTGGCCCATGAGCCGGCCCCGTTGCTCCTGATGGACGCCGGCGGCGTCGAGCCAGGTCGAGAAGCTCCGACGGAGCGCCTTCGCGTCGATGCGGGCCCCGTGCTGCTTGTCGGGGCAGCCGGCCGCGCGGAGGTCTTGGCGGAGCTGCGCTGCGCTCTTCGGGCGCGCCGCCTTGCCGGACGCGCTGGGGAAGATCGGGTCGTTGTGGCGCGGCGGGCGCCCGACGTACATCGCCCACCCCTCGGCGTGCCACCAGCGCAGCGCCTCGGCGGCGGCCCGGTGCAGCGGGATCGTCCGCGCGCGGTACTCGTTCTTCGTGCTCCCCATCGACGCCCACCCATCCTCGCCGCGGGTGGCGAGCACGGTGTGGATGCGGAGGGTCGGCTTCGTGCCCAGGTCGGCGTCGGTCCAGATGCGCCCGGCGAGCTCGCCATCGTCGATCCCCGTCGTCCCGAGGACGAGCCAGCGAACGCGGCGGTGGTCCGGCACGTCGTCGCAGGCGAGCACCTTGCGGAGGTGCTCGAGCTCCACGAAGACTGGGATCGGACCGCTCTTCGCCTTCCTCGCCGGGAGCTCTTTCGTCACAGCAGGGTGCTTGAGCGGGTTCGCCGGGAGCTTGACCCAGCCCTCGCCCATGGCGTCATCGACCATCGTCCGGAAGGTCGAGACGATGTTGAGGACGCGGTACGCGGAGAGCTTCCCGCGCAGCTTTCGGATCCACCCGCGGAGGTCCTGCAGCTCGAGGCGACTGCATGGGGTGTCGCCGAACGCGGGGAGGATCTCGAGCTTCAGATGCGACTCGTTGTCGCTGATCGTCGACGGCTTGAACCGCGGCTTGCCGTCCTCCTTTGCGTCCTTGCGCAGCTGGATCCACCGCTGATGGATGTCGCGCGGCGTCGGGCCGGCCTCCCTGCGCACGACCGGCGCCGAGCCGTTCGCGGCGCGCGCGCCGAGCCACCCATCGGCCCACACCTCGGCCTCGGCCTCGGTGCGCACCTCCTCCGGGATGCTCTTCTGGCGCCACTCGTTCAGGTCCTTGTACTTGAGGACGAAGAACGTGCGCCGGTCCTTCTTGCGCTTGAAGATGGTCCAGCCGCGGTCGCTCATTGCAGCGCCCTCGCGTGCGCGTCTGCACCGAGCTTCCGAATGGCTTTCGCGGGGCCGCCGTCCTCGATCCAGAGGAGAGCGGCGGCGACGTTGATCCGGCAGTTCCGGCCGGACCCGACGTGAGGCATTCCGAGCTTGACCCAGCGAGACACCGAGCGAGTGGAGTACTTGTACTCCTTAGCGAATCGACCGATCGCGAGCCATCGAGGCTGCTCGCCCGGGGCAGGTTGTGCCGGAGTGCGTGGCGCAGCTCCGAGCTCCGCGACGGCGCGCGCGATGGCCAAGCCGAGCGCCTCGATCGCGTCCTGTGGGGCGAGCGTGCTGGGGTCGGCGACGCTGGTTTTCACTGGGCGCGCGCCTCCACGATGCCGCGGCGGCGCGCGGGCGGGAGGAGCTCCGGGGAGAGACCGGGCTCGGGGGTCGCGGAGAGTTCCGGAAGCACGCGACGCTGGCGGATCAGCTCGTTGACGGTCAGCCCGCTCGACTCGTCGACGGACTCGCCCACGAAGGCCTCCTCGAACGTCTCGATCTTGTAGTCGACCAGCACGAGCTTCGCTTTGATCGCGGCGTAGAGTGCTCTCCATCTACCGCGGAGCGCCTTGTCGTGGCGCTTCTTCAGGAGCTCCGCCGACGGCCTCCCCGTGCGGTCCGGCATCTCGGCCAGCTGCTCGACCTCGGGCAGCTCCAGGACGAAGCGGATCGTCCTCGAGCGGCACCTGAACTGCACGGTCGACTTGTTCGTCGCGGAGTCGTTGACGAAGCCAAATCGACTGCAACCGTACCTGGCGAGCAAGGCCTCTATCTGCTCGCGTGTCTCGGCCACGGTGCGCTTGGTGCCTGTCCCGTACTGCCCTTGCCCGAACTTCTGGCGGGTGCGCTTCTTCGCCTTCTTCTTTACCGGCTTCTCGGGCGCCGGCGCAGTCTGGATCTGCGGCGCCGCCGCCGCGGTGGACGTCTTCTTCGTCGTCGCCATCGTCCTGCCCTTCCTCTCCTGCTTCAGCCTCTTGCCGCTCCGCGCCCGTCTCCGGGCTGCCCATTGCTCCAGCGCGTCCTTGTGTGCGTGTCCCTGCGCCTCATCGAAAGCCTCCAGGACCTCGGCGCGCAGGTCGCGCGTGCCCGTATCGGCCTCGAGCTCTTCCGGCGCCGCGCCGCCGCGGGCCTCGTCGAGGTAGCCGACATCGGCCTCCTCATCGCTCACCAGGGCGACGAGCGCGCGTGCCGGGTCGGCCTCGCGCACCTCGTCGCCTCGAAACCCGAACCCGAGATCCAGCAGCCGCGCCGCGAAGGGCGCGGGCATCACGGCGAACACCACATCACCGGCCGACTGCGCGCCCGGCATCCGCACGACGTCCGCCGCGATCGCCTGCGAGCTGCGCGCGACAATGAGGACCTGGTGAGCGCGCGCCGGGCGGCGCGACGCCCATGCGTCCGCGAGCGCCACGCGGGATTGCTCGTCCAGGCCCTCCAGCGCGCTCACTTCGCCGCGCCCTTCGTCATGGCCGCACGCTTCACGGCGCTCGCAGCGGCCGCGCTCTCGCGCGCCTTCCGGAGCTCTCCCTGCGCCCTGAGCATCGCGCCGCAGGCCTTCATCCGGCGATCGCGGCGGCGAAACCGGGTTTTCTCGATCTGCTCGGCCGCGGCATCAACGCCGTCAATGGCCCAGCGGATACCGTCGATGACGTCCACGAAGCGGAGCTGCTCCTCGGTCGTACTCGCCTGCTTCGCGTCCATCTCGGCGATCACAAGAGCCTGCCGGAGCATCTCGCGCGCGGTGTCCCCGGCTGCCCTCACCTCGAGCCGCGTCGCCGCGACGACGTTCTCCTGGTCGAGGGCGGTCCGCCGATCCACCAGCTCTGCGAACGTGTCGAGGAAGCGGGCGGCCCGCTCGATCATGTCCTCCGTCTGCCACCGGACGACGGGCACCGAGGACGTGGCCGGCTTGGGCGGCGCGGGGCGCGCGGTCGCTGTGGGCACGTCGCCGCTGTCGATCGCGGTCATCACCCGCTCGTGCAGCATGGCGGCGACCTTCAGGCGGCTTTGCGCGCGCCAGAGCTGGCGGTCGATCACGGGTTCGTGCTTGAGGTCGCGGCCGAGGATGCTCAGCACGACGTCCAGGTCGTCGTAGATCGTGTCGAGGATCGCGGTGACCGGATCCTCGCCGGCGAACGAGTACGCGAGGAGCTCCATCGCGCTCGCGTGACGCAGCGTCTCATTCTCATGCACGTATTCGCACCCGAGGATGTGGAGGGAAAGGCGCTCCTGGCGAGGGGCGTCGATGAGCGCGGGCGCAGTGGCTGGCGCGGGCGGAGCGTCGGCCGGGCGCGACGCCGCGGGCCCACTCGCCGACTGCCCGTACGCCGTCCTCTCACCCCGCTCGATGGCGCGCGCCGCGTCGCTGAGCAGGTCGACCTGGCCCTCTATGAAGCGGGCCAGCGGCGTGCCGGGCGCCCGGATCATCATCACCAGGACCGACAGCACGTAGAAGCAGGCGTCTGCGGCTGCGTTCTCGCCCGGTGTCGTCCGGTCGATGTCACGCGACTGCCAGCGCTCGTGGAGCGCGAGCACTTCGTCGAGGAGGGCACGCGGCGGGTACTCGCGCAGCGGCGCCGGCGGTGCGGCCGAACCGGGCCCGGTCGAGGCCGGCTGCGGCGTGGACGGCGGCGCGGCGGGGCGGCGGCGGGATGAGGCGTTGCGCATGGGGTCACTGGCGGCTAAGGTTTCCATCGGAAGATCTCCTGCTGGCATGCGGGTTGGTCGGTAGGGCTCGGTCGGCGGTGGCACGCTGACCGAGCCCGCTTTGCTCAAGCGGCGGTCGGGTCCTCCTTCCCCGGCGCGTCGTTCGCCGGGGCCGGGTCGGTGGGGAGCGAGGCCTGCACGGTGGGCGCCTTCTTCTTCGGGCGCTTCGGCGTCCACGGGTTCGCCGCGATCCACTCACGGATCTCGGCCACGGCCGCCTCGCAGTACTCGAGGCAGTCGACCGTGCCGTGGCCGTGCGACTTCAGGTCGCGCACCACGCGGTGCATGTCGCTGCGCTCCTTCTCGCGGAGCTTGAGAGCGGTGAGCGCCCGGCTCACCTCGTAGCGCGTGACCCCCAACTCCGCCGCGATCTCGTCGGGCCGCTTCCAGCGCTCCTCCTGCACCGGGAGGAGCCGCTTCGCGTCGAGCCCCGTGCAGAGCGCTACGATGTGCGCGCGGATCGCGTCCTTCTGCGCGGGCGCGATGTGGTCGCCCATGCCGCGGAGCGCCTCAGCGGTGAGCTCGGCGCGGCGGAGTGCTTCCGGAGTCTGCTGTGGCGCTGGTGCGGTCGGCCCTGGAAGCTCGCCTCGCCGGGCGGCCATGTAGACCGCGATCATCTCGTCGAGCAGCTCGTTGGCGATCTCGGTCTCGGACCGCGCAGCGACCTTGAGCGCCTGCGCCTCCGTGAGCCAGTACTCGTCGCCCGTCTCCTCCCGGAAGCCACCTTTCGGCATGGATGTGCGCCCCGTGGCGGGGCGCACGTGGACGTTCACGAGCTGGTCGGCCGCGATCATGCGCTCGATGAGCTCGCGCACCTTGCGCGGACGCGGGTAGCGCAGCCTCGTGCCAAGATCGATGTCGCGCACGAGTGGCGTGGTGTCACCAGGGCGGAAACCAACAGGCCACCCGTTGAATTCTTTCAGAATCAGATCGGCGTCACTCACGCAACAGCTCCCTTCACCGCGCCGAGTGCGCGGTCACGAATCCTCACCAGCTCGGCCATGTCGCCCGAACCGCCCTGGTCCGGGTGTTCGGTCTTTGCGCGCTTCCTGAATGCGCTCTGCACGTCTGCGGCCGTGGCGCTCTCGTCCAGGCCGAGCGCCCGCAGCGCGTCGAGCCCTTCCGCGCGCCGCTGCGCCTCCGGGTCGACAGCCCGGCGGAACGCGTTGAAGAAGCTCTCGGCCTCCCGCTTGTACCGTGCGTCCTGCGCTACCCTCTCCGCATGCTCGCGCCAGAGCTGCTTGAGCTCGGCCTGCGGCGGCGGGTCGAGGTACAGCCGCACGCCGCCCGGACGAGACCCGACGCTGCTCCAGCCCTGCTCGGCCAGGTCGTACAGGTTCGGGGCGCAGATCTCGGCGCACCATTTGCCTCGCGGACGCCGGACGTCGAGATCGTACCTGCTGCCGAAGTCCCGGAACCCATCCGGCCGGCGGATCTGCACCTTCTCGACGCAGTAGCGGCCCTCTCCAGGGCTCGCGAGATACGCGTGCTTCGGCGTCCGCTTGAGCATAGCGGAGAGGCGCCGCCGCACCTCGAGCCAGCGCGCGCGCTCGTCCTCGGTCGGCTCGTGGTCGAAGACGTCGATCTCGAGGTCGCAGCCATAGAAGAAGCCGCAGATGGGCGGTTCCTTCCGGCAGTCGAACCGGCTTGACCCAGTGGTCCGGGCCCGCCCCCCTCCCTCGACGCTCGACAGGTCGTCTCCATTGACGGACGCGTCCCCTCCAGGCGTCTCGATGTACATGTACCCGGCGTCGCCCTCCGAGAGCACGCGGCGCCGGACCGCGAGCGGCGGTCCGTCGAGGCGCCCGGGTACGCGGTGCAGCGTCCAGACGTACCGCGGCGTCCATCGGCTGGTGAACTCCTGCTTGATGCCGGAGCGCGGCCGGGCCGTGACGGTCCGCGGCGAAACGGGAGGCGCCGCCCACGGCATGCACGCCTGCGCTGCCCGACGAGCGGGACGGCGCCTCGTGCGCTGCGCAGGGCGGCGGCGGCTCACGCGGCCTCCAGGAGGCGCGGCAGGCCGGCGCTCGCCAGCTCGGCCATGATGAAGAGGAAGCGCGCCGCCGCCTCGTGCGAGGCGACGCGGGTCGTCTGCCCATCGACGAGGAGGATGTCGCGCGCGAGGTCGCGGCCGCTGCCGATGAGGCCGGCGGCGTCGATCGCCTCGTGCACCTCCCCGTGCTCGTCGACGACCTCCAGGCGGAGCCGAGCGGCCCTGCGAGGGTGCTCCACCGCGAACTGGTCGAGCAGGACGTGAGCGGGCCCCCTCAGGAGAACGAAGCGCCCGCCGTCGCGGAGCCGGGCGCAGCGGAGGTTCCACTTGCCGAGGTAGACAGGGGTCTCGATGCGCGGGAGCGCGTGCGAGGCGCCACGCGAGCGTCGCGGCGCATCAGCGGCGAGCCGGCCCTGGCGGGCGCGGCGGGTAGTGGACGGTGCGGAGCGTCTCGGGCGGGCAGCGTCAGGCATACCCGGAGTTGTATTGCCTAAGCTCTATCGTGTCAAGGCTACAACTTGACGTGTCGTCGCTATAGTCCGCGAACGTCCCCCAGGGCGTATTGTAACAGCGCCAACATCGTTGGCTCCTGTCCTCTCGCGCGGAGCGAAGCGGCTGCCTCGAGGATGCGCCGGGCGGCGGACGTGGGCATGTCCTGGACCACCCCCTCCAGGTTTGCGAGCTGCTTCATCAGATTGAACGTCTGCAGGACGGAGTCGCGGTTCGGATCAAACGCGGCCGAGAAGCTCTTGTCCAGCGCCCGCATTCGCTCCTCATGGTCCTGGTCGTGCGACTTATCCGGCTCGCGGGCCACCGGCTGAACCGCCTCTGCCTCCTCTAGTTCCTGCGCTTCAAGTGGGCGGACTTGCGCGCGCTGCATGAGCAGGTGCCAGATCCTCTTCTTTTCGTCTTCTGTCAGGCTCAAAAGCGTAATGATCTGGGAGACCTTGTCGTTCGTGGGGCGCGCGCCCTCTCGCTCCCACGCGAGAACCGTCGTGTACGACGCCCCCAGAAGCTTGGCGAAGCGGTGCCTGGAGAGGCCGCGCGCCGTGTACAGCTTGCGGATGTACTCCCCCACTACGTTGAGGTCCTCGTTCGCGTTGGTCACTGGCCACACCTCGCACGCGCCGCAGGCTGTTGCCATCCGGCGCGGACACTATAAGCGTTGACACTTATAGCTCCGACCGTACAATATAACGCGTGCGAGTTGGCGAATTTTTGACGAGCCGCGGCATGTCGATCCTTGCTCTGTCCAAGGCAACCGGCATCTCCTACACGACCCTCCATCCCCACGTGCGTCACGGGAAGGCCGTCTCGCTGGAGACGGCGAAACGCCTGGAGGCGTGGTCTGCCGGCGGCATCAAAGCCGCCGAGGTCCTTGGGATCCAGGACCACGCCTCTGCGCCCCAGGACCTTCAGGCCCCCGCCCCGCCCGCCGCCTGACGTGCCGGCGCAGGCCTCCCCCATCGTCCCCGGCGCTCGCATCGGCGAGCTCACCGTCGAGCGCCTCTACGGCCGCCGGAGCGGCGCCCGGCTGTGGACCTGCCGGTGCGACTGCGGATCGGCGGTCGTCCGCTCGACCGGGGAGCTACTCCGCTACCGCCGGCTTGGGCAGACGCCGTGCTGCCGCCGCTGCTTCGAGGAGCTCCGCGCCGGCCGCTCGCTGGCTCGGCGCCGTGAGCTGTGCCGGTTCTTCGCTGACCTCTGGGAGAGCGAACGCACCCTCTACACCGAGGCGACGCTCGAGCGCATCGAGGAGGACATCCGCGAGCAGGTCGGCCAGCGGCTCGGCGGATGGCGCGACGACGCCGACGCGCCCGCGTCGCTCTGCATCGACCCGACCTGGTGCGAGCGCCCGCGCCGCCGGCTGGACGACGCACCGGAGGTCGAGGCCGAACACGAGGACCATGCCGCCGCGCCACCCGTCGCCACCGTGGACGAGCGCCGCACGCGAGCCCTCGACGCCGCCCTGGCCCGCGCGCGCTCGCCGCGACCGCTGCCTCAAGAGGCGCGAGGCCCCTGGCTCGCCTGGTTCGCTTCCGCGGCGCCCTGACGCCGCCGCCCGCCGGCGCGGAGCCGGCCTGGAGAGATCGACATGACCGATCAGCAGCACCCGCCCACGCCGCCGCCTGAACATCCGTTCCAGCGTCACGAGAACCACGAGCCCGCGCCGAACCCGGTCCGCGCGCTCTTCGGTGGTGCCGACCCGTGCCTCGTCGATGCCGTCGACGCCGGGGCCGCCGCCGTCGCCATCGAGTGCGCGGCCACCCAGCTGGCCCTGTCCCTCGCTGGTGGCCCGCCTGCTGACGTGGACGCCTCGCCGCGTGTGGTGCGGGTGAGGGATGCCGCCGTCGCTCTCGCCCGCGCAGCGGTGCTCGGGGCTCACGCGCTGGGCGCGACGGAGCGCCCCTCGCCGTCGTCGCACGGCGCAAGCGTCGATGCGGCCGTGGCGCGGCTGGCCGAGGTCATCGTCGGCTTCGACGCCGCCGGCGGCTCGGCCATCCTCGCTCCCGCCGACCCGGAGGAGCCGATCGAGGCGTACGGGCAGCGGCGCCATCTGGAGGCGCGTGACGGACTGCTCGAGCTGGTGCGCGCCGTGGCGGCGTCGGCGGCCGCGGGCAACCCCGCGCCGCGCGTGGCGGCCGGCACGGCGGAGGAGCGGTATCGGCGCGCGGTCGACGCCGAGGCATATGCGGAGCGCGCCTATCGCGCCGCACGCGAGGCGACGGATGTCGCCCGCGACGCGGTGCTGAGCGCCCGGGCGCGCACCATCACCGCGGAGAACGCGAGCTGATGAGCTGGAGGTCCTGACCGCGTGGCGACGCCGCTCGTTAACGTGATCCGCAGGCTCTACGAACTCGACGAGCGGGTCGGTCGGGCGATGCCCCAGGCTCACCGGCTGATCTTGCTCTGCATCGCCGAGCATCAGCGGGACAACGCGTACGCGTGGCCGAGCGTCGCCACGCTCGCGCGCTTCGCCTGCATCGACAAGCGCGACGCGCGGAGGTACCTGCGCGATCTCGAGCGCGAATGCTGGATCAGGTCGACGCGGCGGAGCATCGGCGGGGAGCAGTCGTCGTCGGGGTACGAGCTCACGCCTGGAACCGGCCGCCCGTTCGGCTCATCGAGGAAGGCCCCGGAGAGGGGGCAGGTCCCCGGGGGGGATGCGACCCCTAGGGGGTCCAGGCCCCGGGGGTGCGGGGTCCAAGCCCCGGGGGGTGGGGGGTCAGAACCCCGGGGGGTGCGGGGGCTGGCCCCCTCCGAAGAGACCACTGAAAAGACCAGGGAAGAGACCAAGGAAGAGATACACGCCGCCTGCGGCGGCGTGGTCGCGCCGCCTGACGGCGGACGCGACGTGGGTGGCCCCTGGGGCCTCTGCTCGGGTGACCCGGACGAGCATGCGCCTCCCCCGCCGACGGCTCGAAGCCCCGAGGTGCCGCCGACGGCGAGCGGCGGCGCGCTAGGACCGCTCGGAGCGACGCCCGATGTGGAGCTTGAGGTTGAGGATGCCCAGCAGCCGGTCCAGGCGCCCCGTGGCGAGGCGATCGCGACCCCGGACGCCTGTCCGGTCGTCCAAGGGACGATCCCCGGCCTCCTGAGCCAACCAGGGTCCGCGACGGCGCGCGCGGCGAAGCCGGGACCGCGGAAGGCCAGGACCGCCGAGACGAAGCCGCCGAAGCCACCCAAGGGGCCGACGGCGAGGGAGCGCTACAAGGCAGCCTACGAGGCCGGCATGCGCGACGCGGCGCCGGATGCGCGCTTCGTGCTGGCCGGGAGCTTCGAGAGCACCCTGGGGCCGACGCTCACGGCTCACGCCCGCGACGCCGAGGGGAACGCGCTGCGCGGTCCCGAACTCGATGCGTGGCTCCGTGCCCGGGTCGCCGCGTTCCGGCGCGACACGGCCGATGAGTCGGGGCGCTTCGGAGGCTGGGCGCCGTACGGCTTCCAGAAGTGGCTCAACGAGGGCGCTGAGAAGCGCCAGCGCTTCGGGCAAGGCGGCGGCCGTCCCTTCCTGAAGCAGCCGTACAACGGCATGCCGGCCGCTGTCGTGCAGTTGCGACCTGAAGAGTACGAGGGCGAATGCCCGCTGTGAGGTGGTCAGTGCAGCAAGAGATACATGAGTCAGGTGACGAGCAGAGCGGAGCCGAGGCCCACATGGACGGCGCGGGCGACTGGGGCGATGACGCTGGCCCGGACGAGGCCTGCGTGGAGGGGTCGGGCTCGACCGTTCACGAGGCGATCGAGCCGCTGTTCCCCGGTCTGCTCGCAGGTGGACATCGTAGTGGAGAAGGTCAGTCGGTCGGGGACATCCTCGGAGGTGAATTCCTCGCCTACCTCCAGGCGCGCTCGGCCGAGATGGAGGCGCGGCGGGCTTCTGGATGCCAGCGGATCCGGGATGGCGTGCGCTGCGCGCGGCCGGTGCCGCCGGCTCCGAAGCCTCCGGAGTCGGTGGTCGAGTGGCGGGAGAGTCGGCGCGACGTGAAGGTGAGCCCGGTGGATCGGGCCATGGGCTTGCGCCTCCCGTGCGACCGCTGGGGCGAGCGGCCGCGGGTTGCCGTCGAGGCGTGGTGGCACGACTTCTTGTGCCAGGACTGCGAGGCCGACGCGCTCAAAGCGATCGAGCAAGCGCACAGGGCACGCCTCGCGAATCACCTGTCGTCGCTCGACGCGGAGCTGCCCTACATGTTCCGGTGGGCAAAGCCGAAGTCACCGGAGGTCGAGCAGCGGATCCCGCTGCGTGCAAGGCAGGAGGCGGCGCGGATCCTACCGCTCATGCTGAAGCCGGAGCCTGAGGTCGCGACCCTGACCCTGGCCGGGCCGGCGGGGACCGGCAAGACCTCGCTCGCGATCGTGCTCCTGCGCCACGTGTTCGCGATGGCGCTCGAGGGGCCGCTCGACTCGGACATCGTGGAGATCGCGTGCGGCGCGAAGTACGTGTCGGCCTGGGACCTCTCCGGTGAGGGCGGGGAGAAGGGAGCCCCAGAGGCGGTTTTCAAGGCGGTTGCGAACGCACCCCTCGTCATCCTCGATGACTTCGGCGCGGAGCGGCACGGCGTCGAGACCGTCTTCAAGGACCTCACGTCGAAGCTGATCTCGGTCCGGTTTCACCGCGGCGGACGCCCGCCGCTCCCGACGTGGGTCACGACCGGACTCGACGAGCAGTCCGCCGGCCGCCTCTACGGCGGCGGGGTGGCGCGGCGGGTCTTGTCCGACGACGGCGGCCTGGTGCGCGTCGTGCGCTTCGCCCCGAAGCAGACTGCGAGGGCTGCGTGATGGATCAGCAGGAGTGGAAGCGTGTCCAGATGACGCCGCCGCCGGTGTACGCGTGGTCCAGGTTCGAGCGTCCGGAGCTCCGAGAGCTCGTCGTGAACGAGAGCGCCGTCGACCTGGCGCTCGTGAGCCTCGACGCCAGCGTGGTGACGCTGATCGGCGCGACCGGGAGCGGCAAGACGATCCTGGGGGTCGCCATGACGAGGGCGGTCCCGAACCCGGCCGGGCGGGTCCTCGTGCGGCGGTACACCCACGAGCGCCACGTGAACCCGTGGTCGTCGCCGGCCGATGTCGAGCGCGTCTTCGCGGAGGTCGAGGCGGCCGACGTGCTCTTCCTCGACGATCTCGGGTACCGCGGCGGATGCAAGGGGGAGCCGAAGGCCATGGCGATCCAGCAGGAGCTCGATCGACAGTGGGCGGCCGCGCTCCTCAAGCGGCCGCCTGGCCGGACGACCATCATCACGCTCTACTGCGACGCCCGGCGCGACGGGATCGCCGCCCAGTTCGGGGAGGAGCTGGCCGCGATGGTCTTCGGGGGCGTGGTCATCCGTTGCGACGTCGACGGCTGGCACTGGAGGCAGCGACCGAGGCGAGAGCGCATCAAGTCGGGGATGGAGCCAGACATGACCCTGGACGCGCTGTACAGCGACGTCGCTGGCCAGAGGGAGGCGTGGACGTGAGCCGATTCGCCGTCACCGCCCTCACCTTCCTCGTCGCACTGCTCCTCCTCGGCGGGTGCGCCGCCGGGGTCCAGGATGTCGGCCAGCGGGATCTGCCGGCTGCGACCGAGCCTGCCGATGCGCTGATCAGGGCCAGCGCTCTGCTCGAGGAGGTCCACGCCACCCTCGACGCCATCCACCGCGACGCTGCCGCGCGCGCGCGGCTCGAAGCCCCGACCGAGGAGGAGAAGCACAAGGCGATCGACGAGGTCCATCGGCAGCTCCTGCCTGCCTGGAACGCGTACGATCGGGCCCGGACCCTCTACCTCGCCGCCGCGACCGCCGTCCGCGCCGCGGAGCTGACCAGGCTCGCGGGGCGTGAGCCCGACCCGGGTCGGATCGCCACCGCGCTCATCGCCCTCATCGACGCCTGCGACGAGCTCGCGCGCGCCGCCGAGGCCGTTGGTGTCCCGGCGCCCGGAAAGGCGGGGTCATGACGACGATCGACTGGAGCGCGGTCATCCTCGCCGCCCTCGGGCTCGGGACCGCGATCGTTCGCGCCGTGTCCCGCCGGAGAAGCGCCGCGCCAGCGGCGCCGACGACCCCCGCCGCGCCGGCGAAGCCAGCGCCCATGCCGCCTGCGCCGCCCGGGCGCACCGACGCCGCCATCACCGCCGCCGAGCACGAGAAGGCCCGCCAGGAGGCCGCACGGCGCGCCCCGGTGGCCGACATGACCAAGCCCGCGCCGTCGAGCGACGACGCCATCGAGTCGAGGGACATGCAATGACCGCCCGCATCATCTCCGCCGGATCGGGCGAGCGCCGCGCGCTCGTCCTGCTCTACTTCGTCCCGCCCATCCGCCGACCCGGCGATCCGCACATCGACGACCAGATCCGGGCCGCGCTGCCCGGCGCGTGCGTCATCGCGTACAGCGACCAGGACGGCGAACCCATTGCCCTGGCCGATGCGCGTGCGCGCGCAGTGGGCTGGACGGCCGGCCCTCTGGTGCTCGGTGGCTTCTCCGCCGGGGTCCTCCGCGGCGTCCGGAAGCGGTTGCTGGAGGGGGCCAATCCGGACGCCGTGATCGCGATCGACGGCACGCACGCCGACCTGCCGCCGGCCGCGTGGCAGCTCGACGTCTGGCGCCCGGTCATCACGGACGCGCGCGCCGGGCGTCGGCTGTTCGTGGCCACCGCGACGCAGCAGCTCTACGTCGAGAGCCTGCCCGGGGAGGCGCGGTACATGGCGACCATCACGCTGCTCCGCCGGCTGACCGGCTGGCCGCTTGCGAGCCCCGGGCCGCTGCCGCTCGGGGAGCACGTCTCCGAGGGAGACTGCCACGTCCACAGCTACGCGAGCGCGAAGATGGACGGCCGCGCCCACAGCGACCAGCAGACCCGCGTGCTCCCCGAGATGCTCCGGCTGCACCTCGCTCCGTGGCTCGCCCGGGCCGGAGGCGCCGCGCCCGCTCCGGCCGAGGACCGCGTGACGCCCGAGCCGCCGACGCCGGAGGCGCCCGCGGTGCTGGCCCCGCGCGTGCTGCGCCTCGGCGCGAAGGGCGACGACGTGGGCGACTGGCAGCGGCGCCTGATCGAGCTGGGCTACGACCCTGGGGCCCCGGACCACGACTTCGGCAGGCTGACGGATGCGGCCACGCGGGAGTTCCAGCGCGACGCCCGGCTCACCATCGACGGCGTGGTGGGGCCGAGGACGCGCGCCGCCGCCGAGTCCGCGGCCCCGACGACGATCCCGCCGTCTCCCCCAGCCGGCCTCCCCGCTGCCTTCCTCGCGCGCGCCCGCCGCGACCTCGCGGCCGGCGTCCGCGAGACCGCGCCGAACGACGGCCCCCGCATCCGCGAGATGCTCGCCGCCGTCGGCGTGGCGGACCCAGCGAACTGGTGCGCTGCCGCCGTCACCACGTGGCTGCTCGATGCCGCCTGGGAGCTCGGTGTCGAGCCGCCGATCCGCGGGAGCGCCGGGGCAAAGGCCCTGATGGCGCAGTTCCAGCGGGCCGGCCGATGGGTCTCCGCCGATGAACTCCGGCGCGATCCGAGCCTGCTCCAGCCGGGTATGGTCGCCGTCTGGCACCGGGGCGCGCCGGGCGCCTGGACCGGGCACGTCGCCGTCGTCGCGAGCGCCACCATCGGGACGCGCTTCGTCAGCATCGACGGCAACGGCGGGCCCGCGGGAGATCGCGTGGCGGATACACGACGCGAGCTGAACGACCGGCTCTTCCTCGGCGTCGGGCGGGTGGGCTGAGCTTCCCGGCGTGGCCGGGAGAGGAGGGATCATGGTCCAGGAGAAGAACGACGTGGTGCTGCCGGAGCTCCCGGTCGAGGTGGCGGAGGCGGTGCTCGACGAGCTGCGAGGCGTGCAGGTGGCGCTGGAGGGGGCGGCGAGGACCGCCGAGGCCGCGGCGGATAGTCTGAGGGCATGCGCCGGTGATGCGTCCAGGCGAGAGGTGGCGTAGGTTTGGCCGGGCCCGCCGTGGGCACTCTTACACAGGAGATGGCGCGATGGCTGTGAGATCTGACACGAAATGGGAGCCTGAAGAGTATCACAAGGACCCGATGGTGAACGCCGTCCTGAATGTGGCGCATGAGCTGTGCCGACTGGCAGACGCGACGAACGGGCTCCTCTACGGGCTCAAGTACGGGAAGCAGGAGGGCATGAGCATCGCCGAGGCGGTCGAAGTGGGCTGCAAGGCGGCAGGCGAGAGCATCGCGACGGCGATCCAGCAGGCCGCCGAGACGCTGAGCGACTCCGAGTAGACCGCGCTTCCGGCTTCTCCGGACTCAGCCGGGCAGGTAGGATCGTCCCCGCCGGGAGGACGTCATGGAGTTGCTCGTGCTGCTGATCGTGCTGCTCGCGGGGCCATGCTCGTCCGACGACGACGAGCCGCTCTTCTGCGATGGCGATGCGTGCGCCGAGATCGCAGGTGCTGGAGGGGCCGGCGGAGCCGGGGGTGCGGGAGGTGCCGGGGCGAGCACCACGGCGTCCAGCTCGGCCTCGTCCAGCTCCTCGTCGGAGAGCACGCCGGGCGCGAGCTCGTCAACGTCGGCCGGCGCCGGAGGTGGCGAGGGCGGGGCTGGAGGCAGCAGCGCGGAGGGTGGTGGAGGCCCGGCCTCGACGACCTCGACGACCACGACCACGACGAGCGCGACCGGCGGCCCCGTGGGGCCCGCATGCGCGAGCGACGCCCAGTGCAGCTACCAGACCGCCGGGTGCTACCCGCCACGCTGCCACGAGTGCCTGGAGGGGCGCTGCGTCGATGGTCACTGCGAGCTGCAGGAGGTCAACGACGACGTGTGGGGATGCATCGTCACCGACGCGGACTCCCCCCGGCACGGCAAGGAGGGGAGGTGCGGCAGCGGGACATGCCTCGACTTCACACCCGTCCGCTGCCAGACGGACGAAGGGACGTACCAGGGTTGCGACGGGACCGAGCACCAGTCGAGCGAGTATCTCCAGATCAGGTTCGATTCGGGGCCGCATCAGGTGGACAGGGAGTGCATCGGTTCCCCAATCGAGGTGGAGTACTGCCCGCCCGGTACCTTCTGCTTGGTGGACTTCGCCTACGATCCTGTGGCCGGGGTGCAGCGCACGATCGGCGGAAGGTGCCTCTGAGGTCGGGCAGGTGTAGGTGCCACGGACCGGCGTTCCAACAGTGTTGGAGGGGGGTCGAAGCGGCAGGGCCGGCTGCGTGTGATTGGACCTGGATCTGAGCGGGATTTTTTATTCCTGGCGGCACTGGGCCACGCTGACCAGATCGCAGATCGGAGGTCGCGATCACCGGTGTTCGGTGCGGGTATGCCCTGCCGAATATTCCTCCACGAATGCCGGCGGACGCTACAGTTCAACCGTGCGCAGCAAAGGCATGGTGGCGTTGCGGAACGCGGGGCGGCAGGAGGACATCGCGCGGAAGCTCGGTGTCTCACAGGGGACGGTGAGCAAGTGGGGCTCCGGCACCAAGCCGCTGTACGAGAACCGCATCCTCATGCGGGACCGGCTCAAGATCCCGGTGCAGGCCTGGGACGAGCCGGCGGAGACCTCGCCGCAGGTGGCAGCTTAGCAATGGAGAGCTCTGTACTCCTGATGTCCGCCGCACATCTGGCGGAGAGGGCCGTGCGCTGTGCTGTTCGCGGCGCGAGTGAACTGCCGGTCCGTGCCGCGCTGCGCCGGTTCCGCGAGGCGATGGCCAGGGCCGAGATCGGCGTCTGGCCGGTTACGGTGCGTCTCGACCAGCCAGCGCAGGAGCGCCAGGAGCCCCGCATCAAGGCGGGGTATCTCGTCGTCGAGCGCCCTGAGCCGTGACCAGCGTCTCGGACCTCTACACGCCCGCGGACGCGGCGCAGGTACGTTGGGCTCGCGAGGTGGACCGGGCGCTGCGGGCGCGCGAGGGCATGGCCGTCCGTGCGGCGTGTCTCCGGCTCGCGCGGCAGCTCCGCGGTGAGACGATCCTCGGCGCCGATGGGCGGCCGTACCTGGTCCGCTACCAGCTGGCCGAGTACCCCCGCGGCGGGCCGCGCGTGTACCTCCACCACTTCCAGCAAAGCGACCAGGCCGAGAAGCTGCACAACCACCCCTGGGACCGCTCCGTGAGCCTCATCCTCGCCGGCGGGTACCGCGAGCACCGGCACCGCGCGGCCTCTCGCCTGCTCCGGCCCGGCGACACGAACGAGATCCGCGCCTCGGACTTCCACCGCATCGAGCTCGTCGAGGCGGACGCCTGGACCGTGTTCCGCACCGGCCGCTACGTGGGGACCTGGGAGTTCCTCGACGTGAAGACCGGCCGCCGGATCCCATGGAGGGAGTTCGCAAGTCGCCGAGAACACGCGTGATATTCGGTCTCGAATAATCGACCCCTCCGCGGGGTGAATATTCGTCCAAGCATACGTCGCCGCCTCACGATTGAGGCGTGTCGTGTTGCCCGGTCGGCAAGCACAAGCAGCGCTCGGAGATCGAGACGCTCATCGCGTCGTGCGATGACGACCTCGCCGTTGCTGACCGCTTCCGGGGGGTGACTCGCGCGGCGGTGAAGAAGCACCGCGCGCACATGCCCACCGCGGAGCCAGCGCCGGCGCCGCCGCCCGCACCGGCCGCGGCCAGCTCCGCGACGGCGCGCGTGGTTCCGATCCGCGGCAAGCGCGCCGCTGCTCCCGAACCGGAGTTCGACGAGGAGGCTCCGGCATCGGAGCCCGCGCCGAAGCGCGCCGGGCGCGGCATCACCGACGAGGACCTGGAGACCGCGTACCGCCGGGCCGTGCGGTTGCTCGAGGCGCTGGAGAGGCTCGTCGAGAAGCTCGAGGGCGATGCGCTCGCGAGCCACCGCGATCTGCTCGGCGCCTACAAGGAGCTCCGCGAGAGCATCACCCTGATGGCGCGTCTGACCCGCGAGCTCGGCCCCGAGCGCGAGGTCGTCATCGTCCAGAGCCCGCAGTGGAAGAAGGTCGAGGCGGCCCTGTTCCAGGCGCTGCGTGCCTTCCCGGAGGCCGCGAAGGCGGCGGGCAAGGCGCTCCAGGCGCTCGAGGAGGCCGCTTGAACGGCGGGCTCGGGCGCGTCGAGAAGGCGACGAAGCACGCCACGATGGCGGGCGCGCTGGCCGCCGGGCTGCTCGCAATTGCGCATGCCGCGACCGTGCCCTCGTGGCCGTCGGAGAAGTACCGCAACGACCCGGTCGCATTCTTCCGGGAGGTCCTCGGGATCGAGCCGTGGGACCGACAGCTCGAGGTCATTGAGGCGATCCGCGACCACGACCGCGTGAGCGTGCGCGCCGGCCAGAAGGTCAGCAAGACGAACACGGTCGTCGGCGCAGCGCTCTGGTTCTACTGCTCCTACGAGCCGGCCCTCGTGCAGATGACCTCCGTCACCGCGCGGCAGGTGAACACCATCCTGTGGCGCGAGCTCAAGTTCGAGGTCGCGCGCTCCGGGCGCTGCGCCGAGTGCCGCGCGCGGGACTTCACCGGGTTCAGCCGATGCGAGAGGTGCTCACCGGCGCCGCTGATCGACGGTGACCTCTCCGAGGTCCCGGCGACCGGTCTGCGTACCGCGGGCGAGCGCCGCAAGATCTCCGGCTTCACCGCGAAGGAAGCGGAGGCCGTACAGGGCGTCTCCGGCAACGTCCTCTGGATCATCGACGAGGCCAGCGGCGTTCCCGAGCCCATCTTCGAAGCGATCGAGGGCAACTGCGCCGGTGGGGGCAAGATCCTCCTGACGGGCAACCCGACGAAGATCGAGGGGACGTTCTTCCGGTCCCACAACGAGGGAAAGGAAGCCTGGCACTGCATCCACATCCCGAGCACCGACAGCCCGAACGTGCGTGAGGGGCGGACGGTGATCCCCGGGCTCGCGACGAGGCACTGGGTCGAGCTTCAGGCATCGAACTACGGCGAGGATTCGGCCTGGTACTACGCTCGTGTCAAAGGCGAATTCCCGATCGCGGACTCGACGAAGGTCGTCCCGCTGTACCTCATCAACGAGGCTCACGAGCGCTGGGAGGACTTCCTCTACCAGCACCGCGAGCTCGGCAAGGAGTACGAGGGGCGGCTCCAAGTCGGAGTCGATCCCGCAAGCACCGGCGACGACGAGTCGATCTGCGTCCTTCGCCGCGGGGACATGGTGCTCGGTGTCCCCCGCGCCTGGCGGGGGCTCGACGCGGACCGCGTCGCTGCCGAGGTGATGCAGGTCATCCGCGCTGAGCTCGCGGAGCGTGCCGCGCGTCGCGGGCGCCCGGAGGCGCAGAAGCCGCTCCTCAAGTTCGACAAGTGCGGGACCGTGGGCGCCGATTTCTACGCGGCGATCCGCGAGTACAAGGACGAGATCGATATCCTGCCGGTCGACGCCTCGCAGCCGTCGTCCCGAAAGGGCGAGTACAAGCACCTCCGCGACGAACTGTGGTTCGGAGTCGCCGCGTGGTTGCGGGAGGGCGGCGCGATCCCGGAGGACAAGAAGCTCGACGTCGAGCTCATGACACCGAGCTACGAGTTCGACGATCGACAGCGGCGAGACGTCGAAGCCAAGGACGACATCAAGAAGAAGATCCGCCGCTCGCCGGACCGCGCGGACGCCCTCGCGCTCGCGGTCTACGAGCCAGCGATGGTGCGCGCGGAGGACTACCTGAATGGGCCCGCCGCGCCGCCCAGGGACGGCACGCAACGCGCCTTCGACCCGTACGCCGCGAGCCGGCAGATGAACCCGTACGCCGCGAGCCGAGCCTTCGGGAGGCGCTCATGAGCCTGCTCTCCCGCCTGCGCTCCGCGGCCGGGGCTGCCGTCATCCAGGCGGTCGGCAAGGAGCGCGTCGCCCGCGCCCTCGGCGTTCCCCTGCCGGAGAACGTCGAGCGGGTGCGCAAGATGTTCGGCGGGCAGCTCGCGCCGCCGCCCGTCTCGATCCTGGAGTGGTTCCAGGACGACATCCACACCGCGAAGCGCGCGGCTGACACCGGCGATCTCAAGCTCGCCGGGCAGCTCTGTCACGCCCTTCGAGGTGACGGCATGGTGCTCGGCCTACTCAAGGCGCGCACCGGCTACCTCGTGCGGCTCCCCAAACGCTTCACGGGCAACGTGGAAATGCGTGCCGCCCTCGAGGGGCCGGACCACCGCCGCGGCGTGTTCGAAGCGATGTTCCCCGCGAAGGAGCTCGCCGCGCTCGTGGCCGACGGCATCCTGCTCGGGGTAGGTGTCGCCGAGCTCCTTCCGGTGGAGGGACGGAGCTTCCCCGTTCTTCGCCGGCTCGATCCTCAGTACCTCCGGTATCGCTGGAACGAGGGGGCCTACTACTACGACTCCATCGCCGGCCCGCTGCCGATCACGCCTGGTGATGGGCGGTGGATTTTGCATTCGCCAGGCGGGGAGGTTGCGCCGTGGAACGGAGGGACGTGGTTCGCGCTCGCGCGGGCCTTCGTCTCTAAGGATCACGCCTTCATGTACGAGGAGGCCTATGCGGCCAAGCACGCACACCCCGCCAGAGTCGCGCGGACGGCGGCGGGTGCAACGAACCAAGAGCGCCTTGGCTTCCTCGAGCAGCTGATCGCCTGGGGGATCAACACCGTGATCGAGATGCCTCCCACCTGGGAGCTCGACCTCATCGAGTCGAACGGCGTCGGCTACGAGGTCTACAAGCAGCTCACCGAGCGACGCAATGAGGAGATCGCCCTCATCCTGGCGGGTAGCAAGGTCCTCGTCGACGGCGGGAGCGCTTTCTCGAACGACAAGGTCTACGAGTCGATTCGAGCTGACCTCGTGCAGGAGGACGCCGATGGGCTCGGGCACACACTGAACACCCAGGGGATCCCGCCGTGGGTCAATGAGACGTACGGGGCCGACGCACTCGAGGAGGCTCCGCTCGTCGAGTACGACGTCACGCCACCGACCGACCTGAAGTCGGAATCGGAGGCGCAGAAGGCTTCTGCTGAAGCGATCTCCGCGTGGAATGGCCTGACCGGCCAGCGCGTGGACATCGACAAGATGGCGGTGCGCTACCGCGTCCCGATCCGTGGTGACGTGGATGGCGACGGCGCGGCCGATGACGGCGCGCCGGGAGTCGAGATCGCGGAGCCTGACGAGGGCGACGACGCACTCCCGGTGGCCGCTGCCGACGACGCGGAAGACATCCCGGAGGCTGCATGACGACCCGGAAGCGCAAGGACTACCGCGCTCTCCTGCTTGACGACAGCAGGCTCGTCGAGCGCCCGGCGCCGGGCAAGGCGCCGACGGCGTTCCGCATCTGGGCCGCAGGACCCAACCCCACGGACCACGGGCCCACGGTGTTCTCGCCGCGCTCCGCGGAGTGCCTCATCGAGCAGCAGGCGACGCGGGGGAACCTCTACTCCATCGACCTCGACCACCTGTCTCTCGAGACGAACCGGCCGGCGGAGGCCGGGCGCGCGGCGGGGTGGCACAAGCTCGCGGTGAGGCCGGACGAGAACGGCGCTCCGGAGCTCTGGGCCGTGGATGTCGAGTGGTGTCCCGACATCCGCGAAGGGCTGGAGATGGATCCACCGAAGTGGCGGTACTTCAGCCCTGCTTACACGACCAACGCCGAGACAGGTGAGGTGATCAGCTACCTGAACACCGCGCTCTGCATCAACCCCGCGACGTGGAGCAATACCCAGCTCGCGACGAGGGCACGAAAGGACAGGACAGTGAACGAGAAGGAATTGCTCCTTGCCCTCAAGGCGATGACGGGTGGCGAGGACGACAAGGCCAAGCAGGCGGCGGCCATGTTCGCGGCCATGGGCGGTGAAGAGCGCCTGGCGGCGCTCGAGGGCGAGGACAAGCCGGCGGCGGACGCCGAGGGCGAGGACGAGGAGCCCGAGAGCGAGAAGAAGCCCGAGGCTGACGCACAGGAGCGCCCGGAGACGCCCTACGGCATCGCCGCGCCCAAGGGCGGCAAGCAGGCGCAGGACGCGACCGTGCAGCTCGCTGCCCGCGTGGCGAAGCTCGAGGCGCAGGTGCAGCGCAACGCGGTGAAGAACCTCGTCGAGAAGCACAAGGACCGCTTCACCCCCGCCACCCGCGACTGGGCGCTCGCGCAGCCCATCGAGGTCGTGCAGAGCTACGTGAAGGCCGCGCCGAAGCTCGACATGCGCGCGCCGGCCACCACCCAGGCGACCCGCGGTGACAAGCAGGGCGAGGGGGCCGCGCCGCGCCTCCCGAAGCACGAGGAGGAGCGCATCGACGCCGTGCTCGGCATCACCTCTCCCCGAACCGGCAAGCCCGGGCTCGGGGAGTACGACCCCAAGATCGGCGGGCGCGTCATCAACGCCCTCCGGCCCTCGGAGTACCGCGCGCAGAAGGCCGCGCAGAACGCCGCCCAGAGGGGCGAGCAGAAGGGAGCGTGAGCCATGGCGGCCACGACCACGATCCGAATCACAAGGCAACGCGAGGGCACCTACGACACGCTGCTTCTCGAAGAGGACGCGGTCATCCTCGGCGGAACCATCGTGTGCCTCAACGCCGCCGGGTACGCGGTCCCCGGCACATCTGCGACCGGCCTGATCGCCTGGGGCATCGCCACGGAGAGCGTCGACAACACTGACGGCGCCGACGGTGCGAAGAAGGTTGCGGTCGAGACCTCGCGCGGTCGCAAGGACTTCTTCTTCCTGAACGACACCGGTACCGCGGTCGCGCAGGCGGATGTTGGCAACGACTGCTACGTGCTGGACAACCAAACCGTCACCGGGGACAGCACCGGTCGCAGCGTCTGCGGAATCGTGATCGAGGTCACGTCCACCGGCGTGTGGGTGCGCTTCAAGCAGTGAGGACAGCGCCGCAGGCGCGGCGGTAAAGCCGCTTCACGCGGCGGGAGACGAACATGGCTCAGTGGACAGTCGCCCACGTCCTCACGACGGAGGACAGGCTCACGAAGATCCAGAACAACGCCTACGCGCTCGCGCTCGAGAACGCGTGGTGGGATCGCATCATGGTCGAGAAGCCCTCGACTGGTCAGGATGAAAACTACGAGTGGCTCCTCACGACCGCTGGGATCGAGCGGTTGAACAAGGGGCAGATGGTCTACGAGGACATCGCAACGGCCTCGTGGGCGATCGAGAACACGGACTGGGGCAAGGGATTGAAGATCCCGCGCAACAAGTTCATGGACGACCGCTTCCAGTTCGCGTCCGACTGGATGGCAGACATCGGCGGGGCGATGGCGCTCAACCCGCAGTACATCGCCGTCGACCTGATCAACAACGGGGAAACTGGCCTGTGCTGGACCGGCAAGGCGTTCTTCGCGGCGGACCATCCGGTCAACAAGTACGACACCTCCAAGGGCACCTACCGGAACCTGGTCACCCAGGTTGGGCAGATCATCTCGGGTGGTGGCACGGGCGCGCCGTCCCTCACGGTGGCCAACTTCGCCGCCGGCGTAGCCCACATGCAGGGCTACGTGATGGAGAACGGACGGAACCGGAACCTCCAGCCGAAGCTGCTCGTCACCGGGCCGAAGCTGCGGAAGGAAGCCGTCGAGATCACCGGCGCTCGGTTCATCAGCTCGACCGAGAACGTCATCGCGAGCTCGTACAACGTCGAGCCGATGGTCATCAACGAGATCACCGGCCTCGACTGGTACCTCGTCGCGGGCAACGTCGGTTCGAACCTCGGCGGTCCTCTCATCTACCAGGTGCGCGAGCAGTTCTGGATGACGTCCTACGAGGGCACGACTCAGGCGCAGCTCAACCAGTCGAATGAACTCGAGTGGCAGGTGCGCGGCCGCGGAGAAGGTTCGTACGGCCACCCGTTCCACATGATCAAGTTCAAGGTGACCTGACGCGCGAGTCGCGCTGCTGCGAAGGCGCCCCAGGAGTGGCGCCGCCCGAACCCCGACCGGCCCAGCGCCGGCGGGGCTTTGGGGTCAGGAGACCATGGCGCAGTACGGTACCATCGAAACGGTCAAGGACTTCGGGGTGATGCTCCCCGAGGACGTCGACGCAATCGAGAGTCGGTATCCTGGCCTGGTCCTTCGTCGCCTGGAGTTGGCGTCTGCGCACATCGACGCGCGCCTCCCGAAGCGCTACGCGACACCGTTCGTTGAGCCGTATCCGCACAAGGTCATCGGCTGGGCTGCGGTGATTACGTCCTATCAAATGCTGGTGGATCTCCAGGGGGTGAACCCGGAGTCATCGCAGCATGTCAGCCCGAAGGAGCGTTACGACGAGGCTCTGGCCGAGGTCAAGGAGGCCGCCGACGCGAAGGACGGACTCTTCGAGCTCCCGCTTCGGCAGGAGGACCCGCGCGGCGCGACGGCGATCAACGTGGGTGGTCCGCTCTCTTACAGCGAGCAGAGTCCGTACACGTGGATGCGGCGCCAGCGCGAGCGCGCACGATCGGAGGGGCGGTGAGCGGCATCGATGGGATCGAGGGCGCGCGCGCGCTGGCACAGTTCCTCCGCGAGCTCGCGCCTCGCCTGCTCTCGCAGGGCGCCGTTGAGGCCGCCAAGGACCTCAGCGCGGTGGCAGCCGACCAGTACGCGGCCGGCAAGGGGCCGGACGACAAGGTCTGGCCGCTGCGCAAGAAGGACAACGCGATCGCCCTCCGGCGGCCGACGTCCGAGATCACGTGGCGCGGCGGCGGCGGGCGCGTCATCGCGACGGCGGACGACGTGGTGAAGCACCACCGCGGCAAGCGACCGGTCTTCCCCTTCTACGCCAAGAAGCTCCCTCCGGCCTGGGAGAAGGCCGTAGAGGCGGCGCTCCGGCGCGTGGCCGAGAAGGCCGTGAAGGCGGTGCCTCGATGAGCCTCTCGGTCGACTGGCTGCGCGATCGGGTCGCGGAGTACTTCGCCGCGCACGACATCGCGGTCCCGGTGGTCTACGGGGTCGAGCGGGACTGGCGCCACCCGGACACCGCCGCGCGCGTCGTGCTCGGCGTGAAGACGGGCCCGGGGTCGTTCCGCCTGCTCCCCGCCGGGCCGCCCGGCGCGCCGGGGCACCGCCCGGTCGCCATCGACGAGCTCGGCGCGCTCATCGACCCAGCCGCCTTCCCTGGCTTCTCCGGGCGTCCGATCGCGACCTGGCGGCAGTGGGTGTGGATCGCGGTCCGCGCGGTCGCGCCCGCTCCGGAGGTGGAGGACCGCGTGCGTGTGGCGCAGGCGGCCGCGTCGCAGCTGCTCCACCAGGTCGTGAGGGCCATCCACGAGGTGGCGCATGGGAGCCACGGGTTCAACGAGTCCGCCGAGGGCGAGTGGGTCGACGCGGACATCGCCCACCACCGTCACGGGGCGATGGCGAAGCTCACGAGCTGGATCGACATCCCGGTGATGCGCCGCTCGCGCCCGCGGATCGGCCTGGCGAAACCCTCGGCGCCGGACGTCACGAAGGTCAACCCGGCTCTGGAACTCGAGGCCTGCAACGCAGATGGTTGCGAGCCTGTCGTATCGACAGCCTAGGAGAAGAGCATGGCATTGCAGCTGCCTTCAGCATCAATCACAGTCCGGTCGCAGCGACAGCCCGCCGCGCCGTCGAGCAGGATCCACGCCTGCGCCGGGGTCGCGTCGAAGGGTCCGTTCACGCCGACCAGCGTTGGGAACCTCGACGCGCTCACCGAGACCTTCGGCTTCGGACCGGCCGTCAAGGCGGCCGCCTACCAGCTGGGCAAGACGGGTGCTCCCGTCGTGTTCCGTCGGGTCGCCCCCACCGTCGTGGCCGCGGACATCGGCGATCCTACCCTCGACGACTGGACCGGCGCGAACCCGCCGGCGCTCTCGGGCACGCCGAACGACCATTACAACGTGGTGTTCGAGATCGTGACGGGCACGGTGCTCGGCACGGCGACGTACCGCGTTTCGACGAACGGCGGAGAGGACTACACGTCCGCCGTGGCGACGCCGGGGGACGGCATCATCACCCTGACCGGAACGGGGATCACGGTGACGCTCACCGGTGCCGTGGGCGGGTCGTTTACGTTCGAGGGATATCCAGCGTCTCAGTCGATCATGCCGGTCGTCGCAACCCGCGTCGGCTCCTCGACGAGCGTCGTCACCATCACCGGCACGCCGCTCGACGCGTACGAGATCGTGCTCGAGACCCTGACGGGCGGCACGATCGGTACGGCCGGCATCGTCGTGCGCGTCTCCCTCGACGGCGGGCGCACGTTCACGAAGGCCCTCCGCCTCGGGACGGCGAACACGCTCCAGATCGACGACGGCGAGGAGGACAGCGGCCTCGACTTCGCCTTCGCTGCGGGGACGCTCGACACCGGCGACGAGTTCGCCTCTTCGACGACCGAGCCGGCCGTGCAGGCGAGCGACGTGGTCACGGCCGTCAACCAGCTGAACGACAGCGTCCTCGACTGGAGCTTCGTCCACGTCGTCGGGGCCGTCACGCAGAGCGCCGCCTCGAGCATCGCCGGGCGCTTCACCGCGTTCGCGGCCGACCAACTGGGCAACGCCCGCTTCAGCTGGGCCCTGATGTCCTACCGCTATCGCTACACGAACGAGACCGAGACGGCGTGGGAGAACGCCTTCGCCGAGGAGTTCGACCAGTTCGAGAACGCGCGCGCGGCGGTGGGCTTCGGGTACGCCCGGATCACCTGCCCGATCACAGGGCGCCGGAACCGCCGGCCGGCGACGTTCGTCGCGGTGCCGGAGCTCATCGCCCGGCCCATCGAGGAGTCGATTGCCAGGAAGGCGACGGGGCCGCTCTCGAGCGACGTGCAGCTCTACGAGGACGGCGAGCGGGTCGAGCACGACGCGCGGATCAGCCCGACGGCGCAGGGCGCGCGCGCGCTCACGCTCCGCACCTACAAGGGGCAGGGCGGCGTCTACTTCACCCGCGACAGCACCTTCGACGCGGAGGGCGGCCTCGAGGGGCTCATCGCCCGGCGCCGCGTGCTCGACGCGGCCAGCGAGATCTTCCGCCAGACGCTCGAGAACCTCCTGATGGACGGCGTCGAGGTCAACGCGCCCGACGAGCCGAACCCGGGCTGCATCACCGAGGAGGGCGCCGCCCGGATCGATGCCGAGGTGGAGACGCAGATCCGCTCGGTGCTGCAGGGGAAGTTCTCGGACCTGACGGTCTACACGTCGCGCACGACGGTGCTCGCTCCGGGTGTGCGGCTCCCGTGCAAGGTGGCGATCACCGGCCTGGAGTACCTCGACGGCGTCGAAGGCGAGATCGGATACGTGAGCGCGGCCCTCGCCGCCCTCGCAGCGTGAGGAGTCGGCCATGGGCATGTACATCAACGGCAACTTCCACAACCACGCGTCGGCCGAGATCTCCTTCAAGGGGAAGCCGTACCTGGGCGTATCGGCCATCAACTACTCCGACGAGATCGAGCGAGAGCTCCAGTACGGCACCGGCCGCGAGCCGCTGGGGTTGGCAGACGGCACGTACAAGCCGAGCGCTGACGTGGAGCTCCTCAAGACGGAGTTCGACCGCCTCATCAGGGACCTTGGCGACGGGTACGGCGAGCAGCTGATCAGCATCGTCGTTTCGTTCCGCGAGGCGAGCGGCACGATCGTGGACACGCTCGGCGCCTGCAAGATCAGCAAGGTCGAGGACGCCTCCCAGCAGGGCGCCTCGGGCAACAAGACGAAGCTCACGCTGACGGTGACCGGGGTCATCAAGCGGAACGGCAAGGGCCTGATCAAGACCAAGGACCGTCCGCGGGTCGCGATCCGGTCGTAGAGGGCAACATGGCGAAGGTCGATATGTCGAAGTGGAGCGCGGAGCAGGTCAAAGCCTATGAGGCCGCGACTGCCGCGCTCAAGTCCGAGGAGGACGCGACCGCGCAGGAGGCGGCGCGCATCAAGGCGGAGGAGACCTCGCCGGAGGCTCTCATCGCAGCGGCGCGCGAGCAGGCCGAGGAGCTGAAGGCCGAGCGGGAGCGTGCGGCGCGCGAGCGTGCCGACGACCGCGCATACGCGGCCGCGGTGAAGGCCGAGGGCGGAGACCACCGGGTCGCCCGCGTGCGCACGCACGAGGGGAGCGTGCTCCTCCGGCCGATGACGGCCGCGGCGTGGGAGGAGTTCTGCGAGCGACTCGAGGAACTCAAGGAGGAGAGCGACAAGCGCCGGATCTCGAGAGAGACGGTGATCTCTACGCGCATCCACCCGGACCGCACGCGCTTCGACTACCTCGTCGAGCGGTTCCCATTCCTCTGGACGCACCTCTACATGGCCCGGGACGCGCTCATCGACGGCGTGAAGCAGGAGGCGAGGGGAAAAGGGTAGCCCTCTACGAGGCGGCCCGCGGCGACTTCGAGAAGACCGCGGACCACCTCGCCGCGCTGCTGCCGGCGAAGCTGCGCGGGGATGATCGGGCGAGGGCGGCGCTGTTGTGGATCGCCGAGGTCGGAAGCAGCCTTATCGGTTTCGTGCATAAGAGTCGCGCGAAGGAGACGTAAGCGGTGGAGTTCCCGATCAAGCTTGAGCCGACAGGGACGGAGGAGGTCGAGAAGGCCGCCGCCGGGCTCGAGCATTTCGAGGCCGCCACCACCAAGGCGGACGCCGCGCTGAAGGCGATGGACATCTCCCAGCAGAAGGCCGCCGCGCGCGCGGTGAACTCTGCGAAGGCCTTCAACCCCGAGGCGTACAAGAAGCAGATCCAGGCGCAGGAGGCGCTCAAGGCGTCGCAGGAGAAGGCGCTGCAGCAGCTCGGCCTCGGGCTCTCCAAGAAGGAGCAGGAGCAGAAGGCCTCCGCGGCGGCTGCCGAGAAGGAGAAGAAGCGCGCCCGCGAGCTCGCCACGCTCCAGGCCGGAAACCAGGCTTCGGCCGGCGCGTCGCTCCTCGCCTCCCGGGTGAAGGCCGCGACGGCGGCGTTCGTCGCCCTCGGCGTGGCGTCGGCCGGCGTGTCCTTCGCCACGATGGTGATCGGGTGGCAGTCGGCCGCGCGGCTCCAGATGATCTCCTACAAGCTCGGCCAGAACTTCCGGGCGATGTTCAAGGGGGTCGACGCCAAGCCGCTCGAGCGCGCGTTCCTGCGGCTGACCGACATGTTCTCGATGACCAGTGTGTTCGGGCGGAACGCGTCCGGACTCCTGACCCGCACGTTCAACTCGTTCTTCCGGAGCGCCGAGAGCGGCGTCCCGGTCATCGAGGCGATCGCCGACGGCCTCCTGCTCGCGGGGATGCGCGGCGAGAACGCGTGGCTGCGCGCGAGGATCGCCCTGGTGCCGTACACGAGCGCGATCTCCCGGGCGCTCGGCAAAGTCGAGACCCTGAGCGCGGTGAGCTACCTCGTGGCCGGCGCGGTGACGGTCCTCGGGGCCAAGATGGCGTGGACCGCGTCGATCGCCACGGGTCGTTTCGTGCTCGGGATGCTGACCGGCGCGGGCGCGGCGCTTCGAATGGGGATCGCTGCGATCCTCTCGGCAGCGAGGGTCGTGACGATGGGCGTCGCCGCGACTGGCGCGGCCGCGCCGTTCCTCGCCCTGGCCGCCGCGATCGCTGCTGTCGTCGTCGCTGCCGACCAGTTCTCAAAGCTCTCGAAGGAGTGGGACGGGGATCTGCTGCTGCGCTCTCTCGGGTTCGGGGAGAGCGACGCGGACAAGATGAACCGCAAGTTCGACGAGGAGGCCGCGGCGCGCAAGAAGGCCGGCAAGAAGTCCCTCGTGCGGGAGGTCGCCCAGCTGCCCGCCGCAGCTGGCCAGGCCGCCCCAACGCGCGCTAAGGGGGCCGAGAGCGGCAAGGCGCTCGCCGACGGGCTCGTGGCCGGCATGAAGGCCAAGGAGGCCGAAGTCGCTGCGGGCGGCGCGGGGCTCGCGAAGGCGGCCGACGCTGGCGTCCGGGCCGCAGCGCAGATCCGGAGCCCGTCCCGCCTGATGGCGAAGGAGGCGGGCTACATGGGGGAGGGCGTCGAGCAGGGCCTTGAGCGCAGCAAGCCCGGCGTCCAGCGCGCCGCGGAGCAGTCGCTCGTCCCCACCATCGCCTCCCCTGTCCGCGCGCAGGGGGCCGCCGTGGGCGCCGCGGGCGCGTCCACCAGAGGGCTCGGCAGCGTCACGGTGACGATCGGGACCCTGGTCCTGGGCGAGGCGCCGCGCGGACGCTCGCGGCTCCGGGAGACCTTCGAGCCGCTGCTCGAGGAGCTCTGCATGCAGGTCGAGATCGCCATGGGCGGCCCTGTTGCCGAGGAGGACTGATGGCGCTCGTCGACACGCCCTTCGAGAACCCGACGGCGTACAACTCGATCACCATCGAGGGCGTCGACACGCCTGGACTCTGCACCTTTAAGGGTGGCGGGGACCGGAAGCTCAAGATCGAGGGACAGCAGGCGCCGGGATTCACCGGGGCTTTCACGGTCTGCCGCGGCGAGGAACTGCCCACGATCGACTACGAGATCCACGTCTGGACGAAGGAGGATTACCGGGCGCTGCAGGAGCTCGCCGCCAAGCTGCGCGCCGCCCAGAAGAAGCGGCCACCGAAGATCCTGGAACTCGTCGATCTGGCGGTGGCGCACAACGAGATCGCGCGCGTGGTCGTCGCGTCGGTCGGGGCCTTCACGAGCCCGAAGACGGGCAAGTGGTTCCTGCCGGTCAGCTTCGCCGCGTGGCAGAAGCGCAAGCCGATCGGCGGCGTCCCGAAGCCTCCCCTGACGGAAGCCCAGATGGAGATCGAGCGGCTGGGACAGGAGAACCCTCGCCTGGAGCAGCAGCTGCGAGCGGCGGAGATCGCGGCGCAACGAGAGGGCGGCGGCGGAGGCCTGCTCGGCTTTCTGGGGAACTGATGGCGTACACCATCGACAACATCGAGATCTCGAAGGCGCGTGCGGCGCTCACCGAATACGGGGTGTGGTCGGTCCGCGCGGATCTCGTCGGGGGCAAGGCTCCGGCGCGCGGCGCCCGGGTGGTGGTGGGCCTCGGAGATCTCCAGCTCTCGGGGACCGTGCGGCTCGCGGACGTGTACGTCGAGCGCGCCGAGGTGCTCGTCGTGGCCGGCGCGGACGGCTGGAGCAAGAACGTCAAGCAGCGCCCCTACCGGTCTGACAACGGCGTGAGGCTCTCGCTCGTTGCCGGTGACCTCGCGCGCGACGTCGGCGAGACGCTCGGGCCGCTAGGGAGCCTCGAGACGCAGGTACTCGGCTACGGATGGGTGAGGCCTGCCGGGCTCGCATCGACTGCTCTCAGCGAGCTGTGGAAGCCCTGGTACGTCGACATCGACGGTACCACGCGCCTCGGAGAGCGCCAACGCGTCCAGCGTTCCGGGCTCCGGCTGGGGGTCCTCGGCTACACGCCTTCGCTTCGACGCGTGGAGCTCACGACCCCCGATGATCGGTTTTCGTCGTTCGTGCCCGGAAGCGTCATCTCTGGTGAGGGCATCCCGCAGCTTCGCGTCCGAGCGGTGTCCGTGCACGTGCAGGACCAGAGCGCGTGGGTGGAGGTCGAGCACGCATGAGCGTAGTGGATAGCGTCCGTCGGCTGCTGCAGCTCGTAGAGGACCGGTTGACCCGGCGCATGGTGTTCTCCTCGCTGCACCCGTACCGCGTTCAGAGCCAGAACCTCGCGACCGATCGGCTCAACCTGCAGGCGGTGAACGAGGGCGCCGTGCTGCTCCCGCAGCTCGTGGAGATCCCGAAGGCGCACGGGCTCCAGGGGGCGCGCGAGCGCTGCCGCCCGGGATCGATCGTCCTCGTGGGCTTCCAGGGCGGCTCCCCCGGCGCGCCCTTCGTCGAGGCCTACCTGCCGGCCACGCCGCTCGAACTCGAGCTCGACGCGCAGACCGAGATCCGGCTCGGCGAGAACGCGACGGCCGGGGCCGCCCGCGTCGGAGACACCGTGACGGTGCTGCTGCCGCCCGCCACCTTCGTCGGGACGATCGGCGGCTCGCCAGCGTCTGGGATGGTCATCTGGAGCGGGCAGACCACCGGCACGATCACCACCGGCAGCGCGAAGGTGAAGGTCGAATGATCACCGACCTCGGCACCTTCACCCTGGCCGTTGCGGTGCCCGCCGCAGCGAGCGCGGCCGCGGCCGTCGACGTGGCGTGCGGGGTCGCCGCGCCGAACGTCAGCGCGCAGCTCTCCGCCATGGCGAGCTTCACCCCGAGCGCGGGCCTCACGCTCGCGCAGCAGCTCAGCATCGCGCAGGACATCGTCTCGAACATCCAGAACGCGATCTCCCTCGGGCTGGAGTCCCCGAGCCTGGAGGCGCAGGTCGCCGCCGCGGCGGCAGTCACGGCGCAGCTGACGGCCATGCTCGCGACGGTGCAGGCGCAGCTGGACATCGCCGTCGAGATCCAGGGCCTGCTCGCCACCGGAGGCGCCCGGCTGCTCACGTACACCGGGCAGCAGGACGACTTTGGTGCGGAGCTCGCCGTGGAGCTCGGCCCGGCCCCGACGAACTGCAACGCGCTGGTGCTGCTCACGACGAGCGGCGCGACGTGGACCGCCATGCAGGGGGTGTTCAAGACGTCATGAGCAACCTGTACGGCGAGTCCATCAACATCGACAGCCCGACGTTTCGGCGGCTCACCGATGACGCGCAGATCCTCACGCAGGCGCTCGAGATGCGTCTCTCGACCGCCGCGGGGACGTACTTTGACGAGCCGGAGTACGGGCTCGACCTGTCCGATCTACAGCTCGAGCACGCGACGCCGGCGACCGTGGCGCGCCTCGGGTCGCGCATCGCCGCGCAGCTCGAGCAGGACGAGCGCGTCGAGAGCGCCTCCGTTCGAACCTCGACGACGCCATCCGGCGCGGGGGTGAAGTTCGTGTTCTTCGCCGATGTCACCCCGAGGACCGGTGAGCCGCTGTCGCTCGTGATCTCTGTCCAGGACCTCTCGATTGAAGTCCTGCTGCGAGGTGCTTGATGGTCGCGCTGTCCGACCTGCTGAAGGAATTGACCCCTGAGGACCTCCTCGAGGACTTCGTCGAGATCGCGAAGGCGCTCGGGCTCTCCACGACGGCTTGGCAGCCCGGGGAGCCGATCCGCGGGTTCGCCTCGATCTTCTCGCGGTGGCTCTCGCCGCTGTGGAACACGCAGGTGTTGCCCGCGCTCAAGGCGCTCTTCCTCGACCACGCCGAAGGCGACTGGCTCACGCTCGGCGCGTGGGTGTTCTACGGGGTCAAGAGGAAGGAAGCCACCTTCGCGACCGGTCCGAAGCTCACGGTTGAGAACCAGGCCGGCGGGTTCTGGACGATCAACCCGGGCGACATCCGCTTCGAGAACGAGGATGGCTATACGTTCGCGAACATCGACGGCGGCACGCTCGCCGCGTGGAACGGCGTCGACGCATTCCCGATCGTCGAGCTCACCTTCGTCGCGGACGAGGCGGGCAGCGACAGCGACACTCCGCCCGGCGGGGTTCCGGCATATCCGAGCGCTCCGCTGCAGGCCCCCGGGGAAGGCATCTACCTTCGCACGAACACCGCCGAGCTTGTCGGGCAGGACAGGGAGACGGATCCGGAGCTGCGACAGCGGTGCCGCGACTCGGCCGGCCCTCTCTCCCCCGCCGGCCCGCCGGACGCGTACCGCTTCGTGGCGCTCTCGACTCGCCGCATTCCTGAGGACGACCCCGAGCCTCAACGGCTCCTGGTGGGGAAGGACGGCGACACCGCAGTGAACGTCAATCGCGCGTTGGTGTACACTCTCGGGCCGGGCGTCGCTGCCGTGCGCCTCGCGTCCCCGAGCGGCGCAGCCGCGGGCGATCCGGTCACCGAAGGGAGCGATGTCTACCTGGTCAACCAGGCGATACAGCTGCTCGTGGTCCCGGTGGGATTCGCCGCTGATGTGCAGTCCGCGGACGAGCAGACGGCCACGATCGCGCTGCATCTCCTGGTGCGCCGGGACGCGAACCTGACCACCGCCGCGGCCATCGCAGCGGCCGATAGCGCAGTGCGCGCGTTCTTCCGCACGTTCCCCATCGGGGGGCGGAAGCTCCCAGCGACCTCGACGAGGTACATCGTCATGGAGGAGGTGCGGGGGATCGCGCAGGCCGCTGCGCCAGGCATCTTCAAGGTCACCTCGGACCCGTCCCCGGACGTGGCCATCCCGCTTACGTCGGTAGCGGTGCTGGACCTCACCATCACCGCGGAGCTGGTGACGCAGTAATGGCCCTCATCGACTACCTCGAGCGGATGCTGCCACGGTGGGCGATCGAGCGCTCCCACTGGCTGCAGCTGGGCGCGACGATGGCGCTCATGATCGATGCCCTCATCGAGGGAGCGCGGGATGGCGTGCTCGCCGCGATGCCGGGCCAGGTCGACGACCTGCCCGACCTTGGAGGGTTTCCGGCGACGGACGGGCACCCGCTCATCGGCCGCGACCGTGGGATCGTGCGAGGCCTCGCCGAGACGCACGGCTCCTACGCCACGCGCCTACGGCACTGGCACGCGCTCCGGCGCCGCACCGGGCTGGCGTTCGGCCTGCTCGATCAGGTGCGCGCGGTCCTGGGGTCTTCGCCGCCCCGTGTGCGCCTCGTGAACTCGTTCGGGCTCTGGCACACCGTCGAGGCCGACGGCACGCGGAGGCTCCACACGCCAGGAGGCCAAGGATTCGAGATCACGCCGGAGGGCGTATCCTCGCCGCTCACCGCCCTGCCGCACCCCTGGGATTGGGACGGCACATCGGAGAGATTCCGGGCCTGGCTGATCATCTATGCGCCGGTCGCCGGGCTCATCCCAGCGAACGAGGGCGAGTGGGGAGACGGTACGACGCAGTGGGGCGCCGAGGGGTCGCCTGGGGGCGGGCTCGTCGGCGTCGACTCGACGAAGGCGCTCATGGAGCAGCTTCGGTCGCTCGCGGCTTCGTGGGCGCCCCTGGGCGTGACGATCCCATGGATCATCGTCGCCTTTGACGACAGCAGCTTCGACCCGGAGACCCCCGGGCCCTACCCAGCCGCCGGCATGCCCGACGGCACATGGCACCGCGCCGGCCGGCTCGTCGGCAGTGACTACGTGAGGACGCGCCTGAGCACAGCGCGGTACGTGAGAGGTACACCCCGATGAGCCTTATCACCGGCGACGGCACGACTTACCCCGCATCGTTCGAGGCGCCGGACGACGGCGACGACCGCGATGCAGCGGCCATCCTCGTTGGGCTCGAGGCTCTCGCCGACCGGACAGAGCACCTGAAGGACCGCATCATCGATGGGACGTCGGGAGTTACCACCCTCGAGTTGACGGTCGTCGGTGACGCCTTGATCGGAGACGACCTGACAGTCAACGACAACGCCACTATTACCGGCAACCTGACGGTCGGCGGGGAAGTGCTCGGCGGCCTCGACATCATCGGGGGAAACCTGACAGTCGACGGCGCCATCGAGGGAGCTGGTGACATCACCGCCGCGGGGGATGTGGAGGCGGCTGGGTACCACCTGCCTGCGGCCCGAACCGTGACCGTCGCCATCGACGCCCCCGCCGATGCAATGAACGGGTGGGAGCCTGACTTCGACCTCCCGAGCGACTTCAGCTGGATCACCACCGTCGCGTCCACGCTCGGGCGCCCGCTGCGCTTCGCGCTGAACGCCTTCATTCCAAGAAACGCCAATATCACGCAGATCGTCGCCACGTACCAGGCCGCTTCGGGACACGCCAACCTCCCCGACACCATGCCGCTGATGGTGCTGTACCGGAAGCGGATCGGCACTAGCGGCGCGGCGTCGGCGAGCGTCGGAAGCGTGTCCGACGGAGACACGAACGGGGTGGATACCGTGCCAGAGTACGAGGCGGAGCACGACATCACCCTGACCATCGGCGGCAGCGGACACACCGCCGACACGTCGACGGCCGTCTACTACGTCCTCTTCTTCAGCGAGGCCGACGCTGGCGCGGACGCGATCGTCGGAGCGAAGCTGCACGGCCTCAAGGTCACTTACACATACACGAGGGTCGATAAGACATGAGCTGGATCACTGAAAAGCTCCTCGGCCTCCGGGAGGTCTTCTTCGGCGGGTCGCAGCTGCCCGAGCGCGGGGCGCTGGAGTTCGCCGGCGACGGCGTCGAGGTCGCGGACGACACGGTCAACAAGCGCACGGTGATCACCATCTCGGGCGGCGAAGGCGACGTCGACCCCACGCCCGACACGCTCGTCCAGCGCGGCGAGGACGGCGAGATCAGGGCGGTGCGGGTCGAGCTCGTCGGCGCGCGTGTCTTGTCGGGCGACCCAACACAATTGGGCGACCTGGGGATCGACACGTCAACCGGTCATCCGTACGTGTACATCGACGGGCTCGGCGAGACGCCAATATTTCGAGAGTCTGTGCGCTGGTCGAAGACATCGCCGGATGCAGCAGCATCCGACACGCTGTCGTCCCCTATCTTCGACGCGCCTGGATATCTCTGGACGATTACCGGCGTTAGGTTCATTCCGAGAAACGACGTGACGGCGGACGGAACGGACTACGCCGACCTGATAGTTCAGATCATGAACGGATCGTCGCTCGTTGGTACCGCAGCCAGAGCGGACACGAAGCCTAGCGGCGCAAACGCAACCGGTCCGTGGTTCAGCGACGAGCCCGTATCGTTCGTCCTTGACCCGTCTTTGGCGTTCCCGCTCAACGGGGCGTATTATGCGCGCTTGACCATAAACAAGCAAGGAGCCGGGCGCATCATCCCAGATGGCCTGCTGACCATGACCGTCGTCCCGTGGAAGGAGCCGTAATGGCGATAGCAGGAGACATCGGCGGGAGGCGTGGACCGCAAGGCCCCGCGGGACCCGAGGGCGACCAAGGCGAGCAGGGCCCGATCGGTCCGGCGGGATCGGACGGCGCCACGGGCGCTACCGGTCCCACTGGGCCCGCGGGCGCGGACGGGACGAGCGGCGGGCAGATGATGTCCTTCGGGGGCGGTACGCTGGGAACCAGCGGCACGCGGTACGTGTACCCGTGCTACAACCCCTCGGGGTCGGCGACCGCGATCCGAAAGCAGCCGACCGGCATCGCGGCAACGCGCGTGCGGATCCGCATGAGCGCCGCCGGCGCGGGCAGCGGCACCGGGAGCTACGCGCTCGCGCTCTGCACCGTGTCGGGGGGCGTCGCGACACCCACCGGCCTGGGGACGACGTTCCTGGCGACCGACACCGCCTTCGGGTCGCCGGGCTACATCGAGGCGAACATCAACATCCCCGAGGGGACGGAGATCGCCCTACAGCTCACGATCTCTGGCACGGTCAGCGGGAGCCCGCTCGAGGTCATGTTCACAGTCACCCTGTTCCCGTAGGAGAAAGTCATGCCCAGGTATCGATTCGAATTGAACGGTCCCACCGATGCGGAGCTCACGGACGCCTGCGGCTTCGCCGTGGTTGGCGAACCGGTCTCGCCGCAGTCGACCAAGGTGTATTTCCTGGCCGACGCCGCGGCGCTGTCCGACCTCATCTCACGCGCCGCCTTCCACGGCTGGAAGTTCGTGGAAGAGGTGGTGGAGGATCCGACCCCGTGAGCACCTCGTACCCGAGGCCTTCGACGCCCGAGCCGATCACCTACTCGCTCGCTGATGACGCCGGCGAGCCCGTCAGCGGCGCGGACGTGACCGTCCGGATCCGGCGCGCCGACGGCCTCTGGTACGACTGGTCCGACGGCACCTACGCCGCGCGCGGCGCCGTGGTCGAGCTCGACGAGCCCATGCCCGAGCTCGACGAGCCTGGCACCTACCAGGCGACCTGGCCGGGCGGCGCGAACGGGGTGCGCTACCTCGCCTTCGTCGCGGTGGACGGTGTGGTGCGCGCGCAGGCGGAGCTCCGCGTGGGGGGCCTCGCCGCGCCCGGGGACGCGATGGACCTCGTCGCCGACGCGGTCGACTCGACCGCCCTAGCCGCCTCCGCGGTGACGGAGCTGCAGTCCGGGCTCGCCACCGCGGCCGCGCTCGCGGACGTGGCCAGCGACGCGGAGCGCGCGCGGCAGTACCTGACCAACCGGCGCGAGGTGAGCGCTGCCGGCGGGGGCACCGACACCATCTACGCCGACGACGGCGTGACGCCGCTGGCGACGCACGAGCTCCGCGACGCGAACGGCGACCCGATCACCGTCGGCGCCGGCGTCCCGGCGAGGAGGAGCGCGCCCACATGAGCTGCAGCCGCGCGATCCCGAAGTACTGCACGCAGCAGGGCTCGCTCGACCCCGTGGCCCTGCGCCTGGTCATCGCCGCGAGCGACGCCGTGCCGGACCTCTCGCTCGTGACGGGCGTGGAGCTCTCCGTGGTCGACCGGCGGCAGACGGACGCCGAGCCGGAGACCTGGACGACCTCGATTCTCTCGCAGGCCGAGGACGAGCTCGTCGTCGAGCACCGCTACGAGGAGGCCGACACGGACACGCCGCGCACGTGGCGCGTGACGCCGTGGATGACCATCAGCGGCGCCGCGAACCCGGTCGCCGCGACGACCTTCGACCTGCAGGTGATGGCGCGCCCATGAACCTGCTCGGCCTGCTCTCGCAGCTCGGTCACGCGATCGTGTCGCTCGGTCTGGGGGGGCCGGGCGACGGCAAGGGCCAGGGGGCAATTCCGTGCCCGGAGGTGCGCGCGACGGCGGACGCGCACACCCTCGTCGAGGTCACCGCCGAGTGTCACACCGTCGTGCGGGTCACGACGGATTGCTGAGGAGATAGGCGATGACCAGGGACGACGACGCTTACCCGCCCGCGCCCACCGGATACGGACCGCCCTCGCGGCGCACGCTGCCGTATCCCGACGTCGATGACGGCAGGCGCAGCGAGCCGGCGGGACGGGCACTCGAGCTAGCGACGTCGGCCGTGGAGACGGTGCGCGCCGTCCAGGAGGACGTCTCCGAGATCAAGGAGGCGCTCGGTCGTCCGCCAACGCCCGGGCGCCCAGGGACCGGCCTCGTGGGGACGGTGATGCAGATGCAGCAGACACTCGACCGCCTCGTGCGGGCGGAGGAGGCGCGCGCCAAGGCGTCCACGCCGCCGCCGCCTCTCGTGTCGAAGCGCACCGCGATCGCGCTGATCACCGCGCTCGTCGGGAGCGGCGGGGTCGCTGGTATCATTCACGCCGCGACGGGCAACGCTGCGCCGCCGGCGGCGCAACAACAGCAGCAGCAACCCCCGCGAGGACCATGATCCCCAAGAAGCCCGACGACACCAGACAGATCATCCCGACCCATCGCCCGCCGCCCCCGCCGCCCCCGGCGCGCGCGCCCGTGGAGACCGTCGAGGAGCCGCCGCCCTCGGCTGCGCCGACGCTGCGCCCGGACGAAGTCGAACCACCGCAGCCGCCCCGCTGAGCCGCTGCGGTGTGGCCGGCGATCGTCGTCGCCCTGCTCCTCGTCGCTACGGCGGAGAGCGCGGCGATCGTCGTCCTCGTCCTCGTCGTGCGCGACATGCAGCGCGACCTCGTCCACCGCGACGCCAAGCCGGAGAACGTCATCCGGGAGGGCGCCCCGCCGCACCATCGCCGCCAGGTAGGGTTCCGGCTGGAGGAGTGAGCAGCACCCGCAACTGCAACACCACCAGTCCCGCCCCGATCACGCCCGCCTGCGCTGCGACGGCAGCCCACCCCCACCCGAGCTCGGCCCACGCCTCCGGGAAGCCTAGAGGGCCCGGTATCGCGAGCACGTCCCCGGCGAGGAGGACCATCGCGCAGGTCTCCGATACGCCCGCGGCGCGCGGCGAGGTCCAGAAGGCTGCGGCGGCGGCGCCCTGCACGAGGACCGCCGCAACGTGCGCGGCGAGCGGCGCACGCGGCCAGAAGGCCGGCCAGACGAGCGCGAGCCCCATCGACGCCCCCCACAGCGCGAGCGGCACCACGGACGCGCTCCAGGGCCCGATCTGCGCGAGCACCCGCAGCGCGCACCACGCGGAGAGCGCCGGCGCGGCGAGGTAGAGCGCGAGCTCGACCCGCGGCGTGAGCGCCACGTACGCCCGCACCAGGTCGCTGGCGAGCACGCCACCGAGGGCAACGGCGAGCGGCAGGTGGCCGCGGTCCCGCCCGGCGATGAAGGCCGCCAGGATGACGGCGGCGCCGACGATGAGGCGGGGGACGATCACGGGAAGCGCCCGCTCTCCCTCGCTAGCATGTATACGGTACGCCGTAAGCCAGTGCAAGGACAATCGACATCACTTCCCTAGACGCCTCAGCCGCTCTCGCTCGAGCTCCGGGTGATGGCGCTCCAAGGCGTACTGGAGTGTACTCGTTGTGCGATTGAGGCGCTGGGCGGCCCGGTGGCTGCTCCAGTCTGTCGCCTCAAGGGCGGCGCGGAACACGCGCTCCCTGAGCTCGCCCTGCATGCGCTCGAGCTCCTGCATGGGGTCGTCCGTCTCGCTCGCTATCGCCGCGAGCCTGTCGAGTAGCTCCTTCCGGTTCAACGCGCCTCCCTGGAGAGCCGCGCTCTCCCTCGCTAGCATGTATACGGTACGCCGTAAGCCAGTGCAACCAGAATCGACAGGGGACCGACCCGAAGGCCGGCCCCCCGCCGGGCCCCTTAGATCCGCCCCACCCGCATCGCCTTGATC